TTAGAAGTTACAGGAATTTGATCATAATCAGGGATCTCCTGCAAATCTTGTCTCCAATTAGAAAACCCTTCCTTTTTCATTGCCTTTTTAATGGCTTTATCTTTAGAACCTTTATACTCATCTTCTGGAGATTCTAATTTACCATCACCATCAAAATCTTTCTTTGCTTTCTTTTTACCTTTCTTATTAGGTGCTCCAGCAAGATCATCCTCTTCTCTTTCTCTCTTCTCAATATCTACAGGATTTAAAGAATTACCATCCTCATCATATCCCCAATCTTTATCTTCTTGATAAGATGCACCCTTTCCTTTTGGATAAGAACGATCAGCAATTGCTACAGGTTCCTTCTTTCTCTTCTCTGCAGAAGCTTTATAAAGACGAGATGCCTGTGCTGCTTTTGCCTTTGCCTTTTCTCTATCACCACCAGCAGCAGCCTTACCTCTAGCCTTATCTGCTGCTTTAGATGCTGCTAGTGCAGTATCAGCAGAAATTTCCTTGAGGTATATATCAGTTAATTCCTGAAGTCCCTTAGAATCCATTTTACCAAAAACACTTTTCTTTTATTTAGTCTCTGCAATAACCCAAGATCTTAATTCATGTTGTGATATTATATCCTGCGTGTCTTTAACTACTTCTTTAGGTACAACTACACAATATCCTATACCAAGATTAAATACATTCATCATTTCTTCTGGTGGAATTTCACCAGCAAGCATAATCTTACTAAACAATTTTGGTATTGGCCAAGAATCATAATCAACACTTACTGTGACTGTATCTGGAATACATCTAGGAAGATTCTCTGGTATACCGCCACCAGTAATATGTGCCATTCCAAGAATTGGAACCTCACCTAATAAATCTTTTACTAATGGAGCATAGATTGTAGTTGGAGTAATTAATTCTGGAGTGGCACTCGAATCTTTAACTGTACCACCACCCCATGCCTCAGTATATCCTTCATCATAAAAAATCTTATGTCTCCATAACATATCATTAATTAAAGTATATCCATTACTATGGAATCCACTACTAGGCAAACCAATTATCTTATCACCTGCTTGAATAAGACTACCATCTATAAGTTCAGTCTTCTCTACAATACCTGTACAAAATCCTGCAAGATCATATTCATTTTGTCTAGTATGTTCAGCAGTCTCTCCACCTATAAGATCCATACCTGCGATCTCACATCCCCTCATAACTCCTATCATAATATCTGCTACATTCTCATCTACTCTCTGAGTAGAAATATAATCTAAGAAGTATAATGGATTAGCACCACAGGTAATCACATCGTTGACACACATAGCAACTAAATCTTGACCTATAGTTGTGTAGTCATTAGCAACTCTACATATACTTATTTTAGTCCCAACACCATCAGTACCAGACACTAGAATAGGTTCATCATATCCTGATGGAATCTTAATCATCCCACCAAACCCACCAATACCTGGTGCTTTCTCTCTAAGTTTTTCTACGAATTTATTACCAGCATCTATATCAACACCAGCAGTTTTATAATCTAACACAATACCTTCTTTCTTAAAATCAAGTGGGTCATCCCATGCCATAGTTATAAAGGAGGATACTCTGATATTAAGTCTACAACATCTTCACCCTTTTGTCCACTCTCAAACTCTTCCATTAATCTTTTAACCTGCTTCCTATCAAGTCCAGCAAGTTGCTCACAATTTTCTAGACACTTATAGATACATTCTCTATCAGAGATGGGTGCAGAGATCTCCCACCCTTGATCATCATAATACTTCTTACCTTTAGTGACCTGTGCTTCTACATGTCCAAGGTCTTGTGTCTTAGAAGGGTTCTTATAACTATGAGACATGTATTACGCCTTTCATACCAGCACCAGCATGAGGATCACATTGAAACTCATAGTCTCCTGCCTTTTCAAAAGTAACTTCCCAACTTTCACCAGGTGAAAATGCTAAGTCATTATGTGATAGTTCATCATGACCAGCAAACATAACGTTGTGAGGAGGCAATTCATTATTCACAAATGTAACTGACTCACCAACACTAATAGTTAATTCACATGGTGAAAAAACTAACATACCATCCTTACCCATCTGTATCTCAGCAGCATATGCTTGTGCTGCTAATGTCATCGAAAGAAATATCGACGTAACCATAATGGTAAGTCTACTCATCCACCACATAATTTCGTGTTTTAAATTGTTGTTCATTATTTAGTGTCCCATAGGGATCCCTGCTGCCATAAAATCAGCAACTTGTTTTACTTCTTCACTCACACAATAGTCAATAAAATGAGGATGCTCCTGTAAATAGGGAACATCCTCTTTGGAATTCTGTATTGCGTTATATGAATCTACAGCGTACTCACATATCTCATGATGATGTAGTTCTGTGTCGTGATAACCGACTGTGTAATGTCTCTGTTGAGTCAGGGGCATGATCTTTCAATCCCGTACTACACATATTTATAGCACGGACTAGTAATTTTTGCCTAGTTCAGTGTGGACTCCCTGACTGAGTGTTAGTTCCACAACCTAGTTAATTGGCGGACATCAGACACACCATAGAGTGCCTTACATCTCTGTATTGCATCCTCTCTTAGATTAGATGGTGATATAAATTCCACCTTAGTTAATCTATTTGAGTTAAGTAATATCTGTGCAGACCATTTGGTTTCTTTCATCAGAGAAGAATAGCACCAATAACAAATCCCTTAGCAAAGGAAAGACAAAGCATTTGATAGTTGGATAATTTAAACTTACCTTGAAATTTATATGCAAGGTTCTTATCCCACTCTTTTATACTATGGGCAGTGCTTTTTATTTTATCGAATAAAAATGTTGAATTATCAGATGCCATTACTTTTTACACTTACATTTGTACTTAGCAAAAGCAGCTACCAATATTAATACAAGTGCTGCTATACCAATCCCTGTTCCAACACCAATACCTTCTGGTTCTGGTTCTGGAAGTGGTAATGCTTCTTGTACTTCCATTACTTCTTTAGGTAAAGGAAGGTCTTTAATAATTGTTTCCATGTTTATAATGTATAAGGTTTGTCGTCAGTGCTAATCTTAATAGGTGCTTGCTCAATTCTAATTGTTTGAGTAGGACCAGTCTGTGATGCTTTTTCGATTAACAACTCAAGGTCTTTCTTGCTTATACCACCACCACCGTTTCCACCATTACCATTACCACCGTTCTGCATCTTCATAGTACCGTCACCTTTCTTAGATGCGGTCTGAATTCCAAAGCTCGCTAAAACTCCTGTAAAAACCGAAGCTATAAATGTTGGATCAATTTTCTGCTGTGGTACACCTGGAATGGCAACATAATTTAAAGTCAATATTCCACCCGACCAGGCAAGAACGGTAATGCGAACAAATGTACTAATGATAGCAGCTTGTTCTTCAGGGTCTGGAAGAAGAGCATCCTTAGCTTTGCCAAAGAAACCTTTCTTTTTTTCTTCAGATTGTTCCTCGACAACCTCTTCTTTAATCTCTTCGGCCATGAAAAGTATTTGTAACTATATTATATATCTATTCAGAAGGTTGCCTTTTCTTACCGATATTATATTTGGACTCAAGAGTCCATTCACCCTTTTCTTTGTATGCAATAACTTTAATTTGACTTAAGGGTGCTGCCTGTGTAACAGCATCCTCCTTTACAATCTCTACTAAACCCCAATCAGATAAAAGTTTGATGATACGATTTCGACGTTGAACATCATTCTCAGATAGGTTTGCTTTCTTACCATCAAGGGCGAAGAGTTCCTTGAAATGCACTATGTAATACTGTCCTTTCTTATGAAGAATGTGGCATGATTGAAATAGTTTCTTTTCTTTTCTAGAAGCAACTCCAATACGTGTAAGAGTCTCACGAACTTTAAGGAAATCATCTGGTTCCTTTAAGTTCACCTCCACCATATCATTCTTTGTCCATTGAACTTCTTTAGGTTGTTCGCTCATAATTTATCACCTCATGTATTCAGTTTTTATTGTGATGTAGTTAAGTTGGTTCCGCAATATGTTTTGTCATATAGCTAAGTTGGGCTGGAGTTAACTCCTTTAAGGCATCAACTGCATCCTTTAACTCAGAATCAGACAGTTCTACACCTTCATTTGGTGCGGTACTCTTAATATATGCCTCTATAACTGCGTCACTTGTCATCGATTCGTCCTCTCATAGTTTCTTACCTCCTTTATTTAGTTTATCTTTAATGTAATCTAGTTGTTTTGGAGTTAAGATCCTTAAGGCTTGAATTGCTTTATCACTACTATACCCATAGTATTTTTTCACAAGGTCAAGATCTTTCACCGTTTGCTTTTTACCCCAAGGAGAAAATCTCTTTCGGGATCTGACGGTATTTATAAAGAAATCGTACTGAAGTTTCTTATCTAAGTTAGGATATTGATTCATCTCATTTGCATACATCACAGTATCGATGTGATGAGACATACATTTATTAATTACAAAAGGAGTATAATTCTTTTCCCAAGCAGGATCTTCATCCTCCATGAGATTCTTCTTTGTTAAATTTATGGTGTTTAGATAATCCTTAAGAGGATACCGATCATCATATGGCATAGTTAGTTAAAACGAGTTCTTTACGTTCCTGTTGTTCTTTCATGTAATCACCTACTGATCTCATAGTATAAGTATGATCAAATTCACTAGGTGTCCATTCTTTAAAACGATCTCTTATTAACTGAGAAGAGTTATATGATATCATCATATGATTAGTATGTCTATCACATTCTTCAGCAAAGGCATCATGATTAAATCCTTTATGCATACCACCCTTCTTACCATATAAAGAAGATTTTATCTCATAAGGAGGATCAAGATAAGTGAATACATCTTTCTCATCACAAGACATTCTTTCATAAGTTAGATTAGTTATAACCCAGTTCTGTATTATCTCAGAATACTCTGGTAACTTTTCTATGCCTCGTAAACTAAAGTTACTGTCTGAGGCTTGTTTTGAGAAGGAGGACGATTCGGTAAGACCACTGAAAGAGCACTTATTAACAATATAAAAACTAACAGCACGGGTAACGAGACTGGCTCTGGCATCGTTAACCAGTTCTTTACTCTCGATAAAAAGTTCTCTTGCTCTATCTGGGGTGGGGTATGCTCTTTTAAATGCTTTGAGCCTGGTCGTAATTTCATTTGATTCATCCTGTAGTTGTTGCCAAAAATTGACTAGAGGTTCATACAGATCATTGACCCATATCTCTAGGTGGGGATATGTCTGTGTCATATGAAGAGCAACAGATCCACCTCCAAGAAAAGGTTCTCTATACTCTTTGTACTTACTCATGTCTGGTAAGAACTGTACCATCTTTTTGATAGCACGAGACTTACCTCCTGGATAACGAAGAGGTGTTTTCAAAGAGGTCATAAAATCAATTGCTTACCAGGAGTAATGATGTCACTTGTTG